GGCTGTTATGGGCGAGGCTTATTGAAAAAAATCTTGTAATCCCTTAAATGTCACTTCACTTTTAACACCAGTCTTTGGATTAGTCACCTCTACGGTGTGTCTCAACTGTGGTGCACTTTCAAAAAACTTTTTAATATCACCAAATGCCTTTTGTGTGATACTCTCTAAAAATTCTTTTAGTTCTTTTAGTGTACTATCTTTCGCAGGATATGTCTTATCGCCCTCATAGATGTGGTCAATACACGAACAGATAACATTAAATGTGCTATCTGTGTCACTCTTGTTTACATCAAAACCAGCCTTGGTTATTCCTAACGATGGATAGTTTAAAACTATACCTAAATTTTTTTTTTCGTCTATCACAATTTTGTTTGTGTGATCGTCTTCTACTTGTACCTGTACCTCTGATAAATCAAGTTCAACATCTATTGCAGTTTGTTTATCATCTGGACAAATAACTTTAAACTTTGATTTCTCACCAACTGATTTAGCTCTTATTTGTAATAACAAATACTCTACATCAAACATTGGTAATTTTTCTATATCAAGTTCATTAAATGTACATGCTTTTAAAACTTCTTTAGTTGCATTTATTATTTCATTATTGTCTTTTGATTCCATAGCCACTAGTAATATCTTTTCTTCTTTTACTAAAAATGGTCTATACTGCACTTGTGTATCTTGTGAGGCAAGTGTGCATTCATATCTTGGTGTTTCAACTATTGGTAATGCCATTATATCTCCTTATTAATTTTTATATATTTAGTGGAGGTATTTTAAATGGTGGGAAAACTCTTCCACCTGTAATTCTTCCGATTGGTGCTCGTCTTCTCAACTCATTTAATACATCTCTTCCTGCTCTTCTTATCTCTGGTGGAAGCATACTAACTAATCCTCCAAATACACCACCTGCTCTTTTTACAGTTGGTTGTTTAAAATCTGATTCTCCTAATTGTATTCCACCTGTTCTATCAATAAAATAACTTACCCAATATCTAAAATCAAATGTCACTGTAAATGTTTGTACTTCGTTTGATGTGTGAGCAAATGAAACTTCACTAATTGTTTTAGGATAACATTCATATAGTCTTACACCATAAGTCACATCATCTCTTTCTTGCCTACTAGCAAAACTACCTAAAGCAAATATATCTATTGGCGCAACATAGTCATCATAAAAATTCATATTATGTGTAGTATTACTAAATGCTGCTTTCTGCCATAGCTCAAAAAAAGTTCTCTCTCTCATAAACTTATCTGTATAAAATGTTGCCGTAATAGGTGCAGATGTATAATCATATACAAATTTTCTCACTGGACCATTATGTCTAATTTCTTTTGATACTGCTGATCTCTCTGGCATATCTATTGCACTACAAAATGCCTGTACACGTTTTTTCGTGTTATCATACATCATTGATCTTAATTGTATGTTAGATGAGAAACCTTGTAATTCTTCTTGTTTAGAAGCATCTACTGTATCAAAATCTCCTAGTGGTGTTGCGCCAGATACACCATTTGGTAAACCAAACTCAACATAGTATCTTGCCTTTCTTTGAAAGCCTTCGCCTTCATTGACCATGGCTTGAAATCTACCCATTGTAGTTTCTGGATTACCACCAGCTTTTTGTCTTAATCTTGGATCAGATTGTACATTGTCTAGGCTTCTATCTCTAGGTAAACCTATTCTTACATCAAATCCACCAATTCTTTTTCCGCCTCTTAAAATAGCCATTAGTATGGTTGTCCTTTTTTAAATTGTTGTACAGGCAACATAACTGCCAAAGCAGCTTCATCAAAATCAACTCTTAAAAAACTTGATCTGACATGCGCATACAAATATTTCTTAATTGTATTTCTAGCGATACTAACATTTTTGATACCATCATAAGTCGCATCAATTCTTGTATTAGGTTTCATACCACCTGTGGCATATCTTTGTAGATTGTTCAACAAACTAACTCGTTGTAAAGGTCTAATATAGTGAAAGTTCAAACCCATAAACCCACCAGGTATTGTCTCTATAGGTAATACAAGTGGGAACCTATCATACAAAGGTAGTACCTGTTTATATTTAGGGTCATAAAAGAAGAAATTTAGTCTTCCTTTACTAGGAATCCCATTTAATTTACCTGATCTCATTAGGGCAGCTGCAGTAATTCTATTGTTTAAATCTGCCAAATTTCTTCTATACCAATCAACACTCTTACGAATGCCACCTTGTTTATCTTTTAGAGGGTCTAGTATGCTGATCGCCATACGAATATTTATAATAAAAAAGGCGCCCTTACGAGCGCCCTTTCAAGTTTTATGAAGCGAGAGAGAATTACTCCTCTTCTGCTAATTTACTAAAATAAGATAATGTATCATCATCATCACTAGCAGAAGTCGAAGTGACTTCATTACTTTTCACACTATCTGCCTTTTGAGGTGGGAGGTCTACTTTATCAGCAGTAGTTGTGCTTCTTACACCCGTAATTGTCCTATTCAGTTTCTCTTTGAGTTCATCATAGGTCTTAAAATTACTAGGGTCTAGGAATGGTTTTAGAGCGTGTTGTTGTCCCCATATTGATTTGATTTTTTCATCATCTTCGGCAACTGGTGACACAGTCTCAAACTCGGATTTGTCATAGTTCCAATAACCATCAACTTTTCTAATCTTCAATTTGAAGTTAGCACCTTTCCAAAAGTCAAATGGATTTACTGGTTTCTCATCTTCAAACGCAGGTTGCATAGCTTCTGTAATCTTATCAAATATCTTTTTACCAAATTTGAATAAGAACACCTTACCTTCGTTCTCTGGATGCTTAGGATCTGATTGTATTAATATATTTGCGTAGTAAGATAATTTTCTTTTTCTCTTTCTAGCAATCTCTTTATCACTATCTAATCCTGTATTCCATAATCTAGTATTTTCTTCACTAACAGGATCTTTTTGACCTAGTGTTGTTAAAGAATTTTCAATGTACCAACCACCCACATCTTGGAATGCGTGTGACCATACTCTTTGCCAAGGTAAGTCTTCACCTTCTACTGCAGGTAAAAATCTAATGACAGCATAACCATTACCAGTTTTATCTAACTCTGGTTTCCAAAATCTGTCATCTTGGTATTTTGATTTGTTTTGATCTTTGTTCTCGTTGCCGAGATTTGCCTCAATGGCTTTTGTAAGTTTGTCAAAGTTGCTTGACGATTGTTTTAACGATTCGAAATCCATATTTTATCTCCTTTGTATTTGCGTATTCGTTGTATTTGTGTTCCCTATATTATCGGGATCATTATTATTTATAAGAGTTCTCATTCCGTTTTACCCACTTTTTTAAGCCTTCTGCTCGTGCCTTTGAATCGTAAGTTTCTCTAGGCAAAGACCTCTTAATTTTATATTGTTTATAGCGTTCACACCACTCAATGATCTTATCTAAAAATGTGTATATAAACTTATCAAACATATTACCTCTAATATATCACAGTTTCAACCATTTGTCAAGTCTGATTTGGTTTGATAAAGGTTTTATTCCACAAGTCATACCACTGGTTTTTACTTGTACATATAATACACTCAATTTTATCATACCCATTCTCAACGGCATATCTATATCTTTTTGTACCTGTCACAACGCCATATTTCTTACTATCATCACGCCATGGAAATCTATTCCAATAATTCTTTTTCTCTATAACTAAAACTGGGTTTAACATACCTTGTTTATCTAAATCATCTTTTATATTTTTTAGATAATTATTAAAAACTTCATCATCTCTATTAGGTAAGTCTAATAGTAAATCAACATCTAAAAGTATTTGATCTTCTGTGACTTTATTACTTGCAGTTAAACTTTTCATTTAGTTTATCAAAACTCATATAGTTTAAATTCTTAATTGCAGTCCACTCACTAATTGCTGAACTGACTGGTGTTTTACCACTATCGCCATTTGGATTAACTTTATAAAATTGTATTTTAGGATTTTCTATCATAATCGTTTTCCATTGATTAATCCAGTTCATAGCAGGTATAGGTTGCGCCTCTGGTATTCCATAATGTAATGTACCCTTGTACATATTATTAATATTTTGTGTATCACTAACTAAATCGTGTCCAATCAAATATATCTCTGTCAAATCTTTTTCTTTTACTGTTGCCACTCGTCCACTTGAAGCGCCACAAGCCCAACCAGGGTCTGCTTGACCTTCAACTAAATCACTTAAATTATTTGCCTTATCATTTTCACTTGTCCAAGTAACATATGTTGTGGTATGATTAACTTTCTTTTCAACTATTTCTTTTGTTTCTCTACTTGTTTTTAAGATATTGACTTTACCAGATAAATTTGAACCATGGAATACAAACTCTTGTCTATTATTTCTTTCGTTTTCCATTTTGTTTGATTGATACTTGTCTATTAGTTCTTTATCTTCATTTTTCATACTACCATAAACTAGCATATGATACATTGTTGCTGGTACTCTAGTCCAGTCTCTAAACCAAGTTTCATTCTCATCACAATATCCACTTTGATATATTTCGTGCATAACTCCGTGATCTACACCTACTAAAACATCTGGTTTAAAATCTCTATACAAAGCATTACAACCATATATCTTTCCGTGTGGTCGTAATTTAATTAAATCTATTGGCGCTCTACTTTCACCATTACCTATACAAAATACTCTACTCGCCATCTTTCTTATCCCTAGTGACTAAATTGTTTGGTTTGTTTATTGGCATACCACATCTATCAAACCATCTACCGTCTGCGTGATATACAAACCCTAAAGTTCCATCATCTAATTTTATTGATCTTTTATCTATTTTACTTTTATATTGTGTACCATCTTTTTGTATCATATACACATCACCAAAAATACGACTATAAATTCTATCAATATATTTAAAGGTTCCATCTTCCTGTTGTACTTTATTTGTTTCTGGTACAACTGGTTTTACATTTTGAAAATCTAATAATTCTTCACTCATTAACAAATACTTCCTTCATAATTAATTTACATTCTGTTGCATTAAAATTTGTAAATGGTTTTAACCTGGAAATCGTAGATGCGATTTCAGGCCATACAAAAGTTTCTTTAATTTCCTTATTCCAATTTTTGATAAACGATAAGAAGTGGTCAAACACGACTGCGGATTGTAGCCCGACTTTTTTTTGAATAAGTAATTGTAAAAGTCTAGGGTGTTGTCCATTATTGCAAACAAAACCATCATCAAACCGAAAGCCACGAGAGCGAAAGTCATCAATAATACATACGCAATCGCTTCTAAAGTGATATGTAAAGGCTTCTTTGCGTTTTTTATAAGCCAGATAAACTTCTCTTCCATCATTCTGTAGCAAATTACCAATCCATCTCTTGCGATCTGCAAGAAAGTTAGCAACAAAGAAATCAAGTATATCAGTTTGTCCATATTTCGTACTTAACTTATGAAAAAAGTATCTATCCTTTCTCTTTGTAAAACTATCAAGTGTTGCATTAACTTTTCCTCCATATTTTATATAGTCATATGTTTTTGATGTAAAGTGTAATTTGACACCAAGATAAACTTTATATACATCAAACCCACCATACATTATACAGGTAATACTCCGCCCTTAGGTGTGTTGAGTAATCTTAAATCAACTGCCTCTACTTTAATCTTTTCTTTTAATGATTTTGAAATTAATGATGATACTGTTCCTGTATCAATATCGTTTTGTTCACAATACCATACAACAGCATCCATATAAGATATTCTTTTTTCTTTTACTATCTTTTCAATTTCTAAACTAAATTCTTTACTATTCATTATCACCTCTTTTTTGGGTGGGTACTCACGCTAGCTTTCGCCACCACAGTTATAACTCTATTAATATATCATGCCTTAACAAAAATGTCAAGTGTCTTTTCCTAGTAGATTTGTATTCATTATCATATCAAATGTATGAAATATCATACACTTATATGGATCATTTGGTGTTTCTGCCACTGCTAAAGTTTGGTGTTCATCATTTATATAATATGTTATTGCAAACACTACTTCACCATTTTCGTTGGCGTTCTCTTTACCAAAACTCACATTTATTGGTGTAAATCTTTTATCTTTTATGTAATTATCAACATCAACAGGTGATCCACACATCATTGGATATTGCATCATATATAGATTATATTTACTGGTCGTTGTTTCAGCGTAACTGATAGTGGCCCATAATAGAGCCATTATTATTATGATTTTTTTCATAGCCCCTCTACGATAAAATTGTGGGCTTTGTATTACTCTGCTTTGATTTTATCTTTGTTAAGTTCTTCATAATATTTATAAAAATCTTGTATAGCCGCTTCTAATTTAGGCATATACTCTTTTTTATCTTTAACATATGAAGCAACAGTACCATCTTCACCAGCAAGTAATATAACTATTTGTTCAACTGGTTTACCAAATAGTTCTTCGTACATTATTGCATAAGCAGTTGTTTGTAAGAAATAGTTTTCAATCCAGTCTTCTTTTCGTTCTTTGTTTGCTGTTTTGAAATCAATAACTGACAACTTACCGTTATATTCACCAATACAGTCAACTTGACCAGCAATTGTAAGTTTCTTACTATACATAATTGTTTCTAAACAATGTATGTTATCAATTTGATCTACATAAGGTCTTAATAGTTTAAATAGACCAAGTGGTAATACATCTCTAACAGATGGTGTTTCGTTTTTAAGATATTGTTCTACAAGTAAGTGTGTTGCTTTACCTCTACGAGCAGCTCTATTCATTTCCCAATTGGCAACTTTTTCACCAATACTATCACGCCACTTTTGTAAACCTTCTTTTGATCTGATACCTAAAATTGTAGTCACCGATGGATATGCTTTTCCGTCTATATCATAGAAACGAAATCCATCTACTTTTTTACCAACAGTTTTAGGAAGTTTTGTTGTGTCTAATTCTTCAAATTTGAATTGTTTTTTTGCCATAATATTTCACCTTCATTTATTGTATCATTATAATATATCATAATATAGGGCATTTGTCAACCCTTAAACGCCCTTTTTCGCATACATATTATTAAGTTCGTCAGGCGTTCAATATTCGTAAGGCTCGTATTGTGTTCTACCTGTACTATTTCTAAATGCTCTTAATAATTGTTTTCTATTACCTTCTTTTTTGTAAGATACATGCACCCAACCAGAATTTGGCTCGTCTGGACCTTTCCAAAACTCCAAGATCATTTGGTCATAATCTAAATTTTCATTTATCCAGACCACTAGTTCTTGGTTTGATACTCCAAATATTTCAAAATCTGCTGCTTGACCTTTCGCATGCTGTGAATTTTTAGAAGAGCCAATTGCCTCACATAGTTCTTCTGATCTATAACCTGAGCTCACTGATACTACCTTACCATAATGATCTCTTACAGGTTGTAATATTTTTTCACATAACAATTTTAAATTATTCATATGGTCTTCATTAGGATTATTATTAATCCCTTTTCTATCAGCCGTTTGGCTGGCAACCATCTCTTTTAAACTAAAGTTGTTGCTTAGTTTCATAAATTATCCTGAAAAGTTTTCATCAAAAGATGCTCTTGCCGAATTGTCAGCACCTATGATTTTTATAGTATTGTCTAACGCTGTTGCTGCAGCTGAATTGCTTGATGCCCAAGAGCTTGACTTTATGTGACCACCAGCAGTTGCCCATTCTTGAGCATTTACTGCAGTAATAAAATCCGTCAATCCTGCCAATGCAGAAGCACCCATTTTGTAAGTCATATGTGTAATAACTTGTTGGGCTTCTTCTGGTAGTGCATCTAAATTAGCAAACACAGATTTTGCGTTATGATTTGCTGTTCCGATGTCGTTATTAAGTACCTCATCAGAAACACCAGACAAATCTTCAAAACCTCTAAGTGTTTGATTTAATAGTTCTGTTTTCATTTAACCGTTCCTTTGCCTTTAATTTTTGTTTTTTTGCTTCTCTTATCTTAAACCATCCCATAAATCCTCTATCAAATTTTCTTCTTTCTTCTAAAAGATTTACTTCTTTTTTAAGTTCTTTATGATATGCTTTTATACTCATATTTATCCTCTCGTTAACTTTAGCAATTTCTCTATTTGTGCTTTAATTATCGGACCTCTATTCGGCCAGTGAATATAAGGCTCATCGGACTTTTGAAGATTGTACAAAAATGGTAGTACAATTTTCTCTATATCTTTAAATCTTTGATTTACTTCTTCATCAGAAAGTTCTTTTGTTATAGTTTCCTTTTCGGATACTACTTGCATAATTTCATTCATCATTGATTTAATATCTGATACATCTGACTTTACTTTTGAAAGTTCTAAATTCGAATCTTCTAATACTTTAGGATCAATGGCTGGTTGTGAAGTTGTTTCTGGTGGTTTTGATACTGGAGTTATACCCCAATCTTCATCTAGGTCAAACCCACGCATATAATCTGGTATATCGTCTGCCATTATTTTTTACCTCTTAATCTTCTTTTATTTTTAGCTACTGCTTGTTCTGTTTTTATTGTTTTAATACTTTTTTTACCATATCTATCAGCAAGTGCACTATTTGGATGCGCCTCAGCAATTCTACTTAAATTATCTTTCCAACCGCCATCTTGCTTTATACTTCCTACACCACTTACTATATTTATCCCTTTAATGACTTGTGTTATATGCTTATTCTTAATAACATATTCTTCCATTTCAGCAATGGTCATCATTTCGTCAAACTCTTTGCCTGTCTTTTTGTTTCTAAATGTATAGATTGGCATTAGTCTTTTAATGGTTTAAGAGGGTCGTGTTCAAAGTATTTTTTGATAACTTCTAATTGGTCATCATACTCTGCAATGATTTTTAATTCTTTTTCTACTGCCTCTAACACATCTGGATGCTCACCAATACCCATTGAGTTCTTTAAATATATCTCTACATTCATTGAATGCTTTTTAATATGTCCTTTTGCGTGATCTTTAATTGCTTCAATCATATTTTTTCTATTATATTCAGCCATTTTATCTCCTTATCTTTTTATATAATTTATATTCATAACTAGTCGTCTATATGTATCCGTACAAGTTGCACCTGTATGATTAATATTATTATCAAATTCTATAAAAGTGTTTTCAACACTTTGTATTTTTTCACCAGTTTCAAATCTTGTGTATCCATTATTTGTATTTAAGTATAATAATCCTGATGTAATGTTTTTATCTTTTTCATTAAAATCTGTATGCATACCGTGTTCTATATTTGTATGAGTTTTTGGGTTTAAATTTATTTTTAATTTTACTAAAAGAAATGGGTCTATCAAATCTATTAATGGTTGAAATAGATTAAAGAATTGTGAGTTAGTATTTCCTTTGCTGTACAATGTGTGTGTTAATTGAAAGTTATAATCATTATTAATTTCTGGTCTAGTCTTTTCAAAAATATTATTATAATACCAAGAAAAACTATTTGAAGATACTACATTATATATCTCATTAAAATAATCTTTATCTAAAAAGTTTTTTGTAATCTTAACCATTCTTCTCTCTTAACCCGTCCCATAACATTTTCTTTTCATCAAATGTAAATGGTCTAATCATATTTTTACCTTCGTCTTGTCTTTCTTTTGTTTGTCTTTTAGATTCTTCTAAAGACAGCTTCTCACTTTCCTCATAATCCATAATTATTTCTTTCTGGTAAAACTACCTTTGCCTTTTTTAGCTTTAACTACTCTTGGTTTGAATTTAGAAGTTCTTACTTCTTTTGCCATAGGATTAGATTTCTTTTTGACTTTCATTTTCTAATCCTTTAACATACCACTCGGGTATAACTGCTGGAGCTTTCCAAGTAGCAAATCTTTGTTTTTTCATAACATAATATTTACGATAACTACCAACAACATCACCAGGTATCTTACACTCATCTGGCATCGCAGGGGTAGCATCATAACCGATTTTATTTATCGGTGAATTTTTAGGTGGGTCTTTTAGTAAGTCACCTAACTTTTCAATTGTTAAATGTACTTTACCATATCGTTTTGTGTACTCATCACCTA